ACAGTATAAACGGTATATTCCAGTTTATAAACAATTCAAATGGTATGATGTCCCTCGAAACAGCTGGATTCTTATATTTCATAGTAGAGTTTTTACTAAAGTTTCTAGCTGTGAAATAATTTAACTGCCCATTAGCATCATAAGAAGGAATAACAATCATTTTAGCATAAGGACCAGTTACACAATACCCTATATTATATTTTAGAATATCTTCTTCTGTTACGCCTCTAGACTTTAAATAAGCTAAAGCCTGTTTACCTTCAATATCTGAAATTTTTAGATTATTAAAGTGTTTAAATTCTTTAGGAAGTGTTAATTTATTAACTACTTCTTCCTTTCTATCAGGACCAACATACTTAACAATGGCTCTTAATTCAGCCATTTTATCAGGATGAGCTTCTACCGCTTTAAATAATTGATATACTTTTTTACCTTTTTTATCACAAACCCAACAATGCCAAGGATTTTCACCTTTTGAATTTTCCTTCATATTAACCTCTAATTTAGGTTTATGATGGTTACAAAAGGGGCAACGATAAGCATAGTTTCCACTTGCTGTTGACTTACCTGTTCCAAGCACACTGTTGACCAACGCCACTAAAGGTTGATTAAGCATAACCGTAATATAACAATTTATAATCGGGAGACCAAGTCTGAGGTAAAAAACTTACCTAATATATTATCATTGTAAGAATTATTCATTAAAACTTCATGAACACATTGGTAATGTACTTCATAATAAGTTAATTCTTTTTTAGACTTACAAAGTTTTAAAACTTTTCTTTCAAATTTATCTGGTCCTAATTCTTTAACATCAGCTAAAAGTTCTTTATTTGAACCCCAATAAGTTAACCAATTTGATTCCTTAGTAACTATTTTATGGGTTGGTTTTCTTCCTGGGCCAGTTTGTTCTGTTATTTCTTTTTTGGTTAACTTTGTTTTAGTGTTATTCCAAAATACTTTTTTTCCTATATAAAATCGTCCGTTTACTTTATTTTTAATTATGTAAACGAACCCGAACCAATCTTCTGGGTAGATTGGATCTGAAAAGATCCATTTGAGTGTCATTATCTATCTATATTAATGAGTATTGTTGTATCAGTAGTAGCGGAAGTTGGCAATGGTTGAGATAATTTACCTATTGCTAACAAGTTTTGAGCATCATCATATAAACCTACTGTTGTTACATATGGAGCAAAATAAGAGGAAGTGACAAATCCTTTTACTGTATCAGCTTGAACATATAATTGATAATTTGAATTAGTATTTACTGCTGATCCAGAATATATAGATCCTGAAAAAGGAACACTTCCTGTAATAATTGTTGGATTGTTAGTGTAATTAAATTCATTTTCTCTAATAGTACATTTATATTGACTTTCATATAAAGTAAATGAAGAAGAGAATGAACAAGTTACATTTGAGGATGTTATAAAATTATTAATAACAGCGGCATCACTAGTTCCATAAAGAGAAGAACCATATATTGCTGTTCCATAAACATCTCCTAAAGGTTGAGAATCACTAGTGATTATAGCTAATCCATGGCCATAAAATATATTACCACAAATTTGATTTGTAGTTTCATATATTAAATTTCCTTCACCATCATCAAATATAGACCCACTATCTGCTATCCATTTAAAAGATTTTGGTTGAATATATGTTCCAAATAATCCAACAGGGACAGATATAACTCCAATTATAGAATTAGAAGCAGTTGGGTAATAATGTTCAAATGTTAAAGTTGTTTGAGGATAATTCCAATATCTACCAGCTGATGAAGTTGTACCTACTAATCTATCTCCTAATTCATCATAACCAGGAACTAAACTTGCTGTGTTAACAGGAGCACCTAAACTAGCTGTATAATTTAAATAATTAGAATAATAAAGTTGTTTAATAGACTCATAAATCAATTCTTGGTCTTGAGTATAAACAACACCTGTTTGAGGATTAGATCCTGAAATGAAAGGATTAGATTGGATATTTTTTCCTAAATATCTTTCTATCGCAACATTTGATCCAGTCAGTTCATTACCTTTAAAAGTAAACGATTTGTTTACTTCAAATGGAGTAATGATTATATCTGAGGATAAAAATTGTTTGAACGCGCCCATTCATTTTAGAAATCTAATTTAACCCTGATTAATGCTTCTTTTGTAAACGTTTTTGGTAATGGTCTTGAAAGTTTAGCTACCGCTAATAATTCGTTAGCATCATTATATAAACCTACTGTTGTAATATAAGTTGTAGGATTATTAATAAATGAACTATATAATACCTCACCAGTTGAACCTGATATAAAGCTTGGATTTTCTGAGTAGTTAAATTCTGAACTTCTTGGTCTTACAAATACAAAATCAGAAGAAATAGTTTCTTGAGAATTTAATTGGAAGTTTGCTGAAGCGCTAATAGCTTGATAGAATGATCTATTAGGAGAAACATTAGGAGCTGTTGAACCAGTAGCTATAGCTACTTCAGGTCCCCAACCATAAGAACCACTATAAGCTAAACCAATACCTCCACTAATAGGATAATCAGCTAAAGCCATAGGGTTTAATAAAATAGTTCCAATATCAGGTAAGAACCAACCATATGATCCTGATTTAGCAGAGTAACCATCTGAAGTATTTCTTGTAGAAATGTTAGCTCTAGTACCATTTGATCCTGTAATTAATTGATATACTCTACCTGCTTCATTAAATAAAGTAGAAGAAACATAATTACTATTATCTGTTAATTGAATTGATCCTGAAGAACCTGTAAGAGTTAAAGTTAAAGAACCTAAAAATAATGATTCTTTATAGCAAGCTCTTTCTACAGGTAAAGCAAAAAATTCAGAACCTGTAACTCCACCAAATATAAAGTCTGTATTTTCATCTCCAACTACTAATATCTGGTATTGTCCATAAATGGTTGATGATGGTGAGGCCCCATCAACTAAATTATTATAGTTGGCACTACCACTACCTACTGAATTACCATAGGCTATAGCAAATTGAACAGCTGAGCCAGATAGTAAAGAGGATGTTTGGTAAACATTTGTATAAAAATCCCCGGAACTACCATTTTCTTGAACTGAGGAAGTATAAAATTCTGTTAATGTAGGAGTACCTGTAGTCCAACAAGTTGATGATATAGCGTCCGCGCTTATTACAAAATCATCTGCTTCTAATCTTTTAAATGACATGGTTTATATATTAAGATACTTTAGTTACAGAAATAGGAATAATTGAACGGGCTCCAGAATCTCTACCTTCAATAGTTAATGTTGCTTGTAAAGTATTTTGAGTTGAGAATAATGTGTTAACAGTAGTAGCTCTTAAATTTAAACTTGTACCAATAACTGTTTTAGAAACACTAGTACCTAAAGTTGTTGTTGTATTTAAATTAGTAGCGGTTGGTGTGTTAATACCTACACCTTCAAATGTTGAGAACAATCTAACATCAGAAATTGTGAATGTGTAACCTGAAGCTTCAAATGTATTACCACCTGTATAGTTTAATGTTTGAGGAGTAATTACTTGTGATTGACCTTGTTTCAAACCAACATTACTTGGAATAGCTAAGATAGGTATTCTAGCTGTACCACGAGGTAAAGTTGTTAATTTATATTTCATTATTTGGCTTGCCTGAGGGAAAGCTTCTAATAAAGGCATATTATCAATTGCTTCTCCATAAAATGCAGAGCCTGAAGGATGATTTGGATTGTAAAGAGTATAATCAATTTCATCATCAGCTAATGCGAATTGAGTAATTCTAAAAGAACCATTGTTTTGAGATAAAAGTTGACGTCCTACATCAGTTAAAATAGCGTCTACGGTTACTACTGAATTGTTTAAGTATCCCATTGTTGTGTAATTTTATTATAAATATATCTAGTTTTAATTTTTGTTATATAATTCCTGCATTTCTAGCTAAGTCTAATGGATTTAATTTAGGATCATAATTAGCAGGTATTAATAATCCTTCATTTAATCCAGAAATTTCTTGTCCTATTATAGCGTTTGTTTGAGAAGGTACTCTTCTAAATACTCTAAATCTTTGATAACTAGGATCAATAGTTCCTGATGTCACTTCATATGTTGAGCCGTTTATAAAAGGTACTACTTCTAAACTTGAAGTTGTAACAGGAACAGTACTTCCTGTATATATAGTTTTAATTTGGTATAAACCTAAAGCATCAAAAGTTGAGTCTAATGAAGATGAAGGAGATGAACCTGTATCTGCTATTCTAATAAAATCATACTTTTGAAGAGGAAATAAAGTATTTGATGGTAAAGTATATCCATCAGCATTTATTGTGTCTGTATTAGGATTATAAACATTTAAGAATCCAAAATCATAGTTACTTATTGATCCTGAAGTTGGGTCTTCAAATGTTAATAATGGTAATAACCATGGTTTAAAAATTGATCCTGTATCATCAAAAGTAGAAGTACTTTGGGAATGAAAAGAAGGAACATATACAGGAGATGAATTACTGCCTGACCAAAAAGCTCCAAAACTTCCTCCACTTCCTGTTTTAGCAAAAATAGTTTGATATCTAGCTCCTCCTTCTACAAGTGTAAAATTACTTATAGTATCTGTTGATGTAGTATTACTTCCACTAACAGGAATAATTTTAGGTTGGGTACCTGCTGGATATAGAGAAGAAATTATATACAAGAAATCATTTTCTTGTTGTGAATCATTATTTTGATTACTTAAACCATAAGCGTTTCCTTCTTTATCTATAATATAAGTTAAGTTTAAATTACTACCTGAAGGATATTCTGGTGCTGAAGAAGTTATGTTACTAAAGTAACAGAAATATTCAGCATAATTTTCAACATTAGATTCTTGTGAACCTGTATTATATAATGATCCTGATAAAGTATTTTTATCTATTGTTCCATCTCTAAGACCTTGATACAAATCAGTATTTCCTAAAACTTGAATTGAGTTTCTAAAAGGTAATTGAGCTGGATTTTTAAATACTGGTTTGCCAAAATCAGGAGCAATAGTTCTAGAACCAAAATATCTAGGTCCAGCATGTTTTAATGTTGTATAATCTGATTGAGGAATGGCAAAACGTGTAGCACTACCTGTTAATACACTTTGTTGGTTAATTGCTATATAAGGATTAGTTGAAAAATCTAAATCCATATAATATGGATTAGGTCTATTCACTAACACATTATTCACTAATGGTTCACAATCTCCACTAGTGTCATTTAATTGAGATTCATATAAAACTATATTTGTAACTTGAACACCTAAATCCCAGACATCTGTGTTAATATAAAAATATAAAGGTTGAAGAGGATTATTAATTTGAAGTTGAGATATAGAGACTGTATCTCCGGGATTAAATGTAGGACTTGTATAAAAAACAGTTCCAATATTATCTTTTAATTGGGCTTGAGCTGTACCTCCAATATCATCATCAGCATATGTGATCATGTCAAAACTTATATAATATGTTTTATCAACATTTATATTAAAATTTAATCTATTATTCTTTGTTTGGAGTCCAACTTGGGAATTAATAAAAGGACTGACAGGAATACCATCTACATTTCTAGTGTTATTACCAACAGAGGCTGTACTGTAAACTTCAACTATATTAACCATACAGTCACTTAAACTTCCATCAGATACTACAATATTAGATCCACTATATTGTCCATTAAAAAATTCATATTGATAAGAGGCTGTATAAGGTACAGAACCACTCATTGAATTATTATCACCATACCAACTTTGAGTTATAGGAACAATGTTAAAACCTGGTCCTAAAGATTGTGTTTGGCCTCCTAAATTGAATACTGATCCACCTGAACTACCAGTAACATAGTTAGTAAGAATAGAACTAGAGTAAGTTATATTTTGGGCTCCTAAAGGTGAGTTCCAAGAACTACCACTGTAAAAAGAAGTAGTAGTGTAAGTATCTAATTGAGGAACAGGATATTTATTTCTTTCTAAAATATGTTGTTTAATGATTACTCCTGAAGCTAGAGATGTTCTAGCAGGAATAAAATCTTTTAACATTTTAAATAAAGAATTATCAAAATAAGCTATTAAGTTAAGATAATCAGTCCAATTATAATTGGCTGTATACTTAGCGAAATGAGTATCTCTTAAAACATCTAAATCAGGATATGATTCAGCTGATGAAGATATTTGTCTTGGGTCACCTATTAAATTTCCTATATTAAAGTATCCAATTGAAGAATTTATATCTTCATTTATTTCATTTTGAGGTGATAAACCAATTTCAGCATAGTTTACATCTTCAGTATAACTTTGACTTATAGGATAGTTTTGTTGTGTTACAATGTCTGAAGATAAAACTGTATTTGGTGGTATGTTATTAAATGAAGAATCATAGAATGGAAGAACCAAATCCTGATTATATATCTTATTAGAAACATTATTTTGAATACCAACAGCAAATTGATCAAAGAAAATATATTCTCTATTAACAACAAAGCTTGAAGTATTTTCTAAATAAAAATCACTATCTGAAGTAAAAGATGAAGTAGTAACCCATGATCCTGTTACTTTAGGATGAATTGAAAGTGATGATGTATATAATTCACCTCCTAAAGATGCTCTAAATGCTAGGTAATCATCTTCTTCTATTGAATTAGGATTCATTACATAAGCATCAAATGCATTTTCGCCTAATGCTGTAGAGTAATATCTAATTTCTTGGAATGATCCTGAGAATGTTTTAGCATCCGGTCCAACAGAAGCGGTTCCAAAATATGAAAATTCAGAACCTCTCCAAGGAGTTGAAGTTGATGTTACAGAAGAACTAGCTTGATATCCTAATATATCTCCATCTGAGCCAGAATATATTTTATTTTTAGCGTATAAATCAAAAGTAGAGCTACCACTATTAACTAATACAGACCACCATCCTCCATCATAAAAAGGTAAATAAACACTAGCTGAGGTAGTAGTGTCACTTACATCAGGAATAAAATCTAATAAAGCATATTTGTTATAAGTGTCAGGAATTGAACCAGAATATGAACCTGATGTATATCCTGAACCTGTATATCTTAATATTAAGGCTACACCAGCTCCTGCTCCATCATCTGCACTCCATAAACTTTGAGAATAATATCCTTCATCAGTTGGAAGACCTGTTGTTTTAAATCTAAATTCAACAGCGCCAGGAGTGTTATTAGCACTATTCCAATCTCCATTTAATACAAAAGATGAAGATATAAAATAGGAACCACTAGTATAATAAGAATAGTTAAACTCATTTTGCCAACTATCCCAAGTATTAAAGTTTTTATCTTTACCTCCATATTCATATATCCTTAAAATAGTATCAGGAATACCAAATATGTTTAATAAAGTTTTTAAACCATTAACTGTACCCTTTGTTTTTAACAAATAAGGTAAAGCATGATAAATTTTCTTATATGTTAATTTATGATAATCACTAATAGTAGGAACATACTGATCATCAATAGAAGAAGTAACATAGTTAGTTACTAATTTACTTCCTGTAGGTAATAAAATACTACCACTTGGAGAATAACCTAATAATGAATTATATATGTTTTGGGTAGTGAAATTACTAGAATAAATTTTAATACCTAAAGATTCAATAACTTTAGCAGCCATATCTGAAGGTATACCAATATCTAAACCAGGATATGCTTCTAATTTGCTTGTAAATTCTTTAGTATATAACCATAATTGATCAAATAATTGACCAATCATATCTGTGTATAAGAAATAATTATTATTAGTTGAATCAGATCTTAAATATTCTGGAATTAACCAGTAAAGATAATTTTGGTTATTAGCATCATAATTTGAAGCTGTTATTGATTGAGTAGCATACCATTGTTCAGCTGTAGAACTATTTACATCATATAAAGTATAAGGTTGAGTACTATTGGTTTTAGGGAATGATTTTGAACCTGTTTGGTAATAAAGAAACTGTTCATAAGGATCAAAAGTAGATATCTCATTTTCTATTTGTTTTTCAAAAAGAATTTTATTAGCTACTACTGTAGAAGAACCAGAAGTTGAACCTGTAATTTGACTATATATAATATTTAAATCTGCTTGAGAGGCAGAAATATTAGTTAATTTAGTTATAAAATTATCTAATCTTTGTTTAGCTGAAGAGAAGTAAACAAAATTAGAATAATCAGTATAATTAACATTTAATGGGATTCCAATATTTGAACCTGAAATAAAATTTATTAATTGATTATAAGAACCAGATAAGTCAGTAGCTGTTATGTCTGTATAACTTTTGTAAGTTGAAGCTGGACTAATTTGATTTAATAATTCTAAATTAATGTTAGGAGGAGCAATATGAATTGATGTGTCTTCAAGGACAAAATCATCAAATTCAACTTCATAAGCTACTGATTCTCCGTTTTTTGTTAAAATATAAGCTGTATTTTTTACTCCAAATTCTTGAGGTAAAGGTTCATATAACTTAATTAATAAAGTATCAGTGTCTATAGCTGCGTTAACTGCTACAACGTATTTATTATCTCCAAAGTTTAAATAAAACTCATCAAACTCAGTTGAGTCTAAAAAGTCTGTTTGAAATTGTTCAAATGAAATTTGTAAACTAGCTTCAGAAATAAAGTTTGATTTTAATCTTAACTCAGTTCTATCTGAGGATATTTCAGAAATAAAATATTCATTATTTGGATCTGAATTTAATCTATAAGTTACAAAATTATAAATTGACTTTACTTTACCAAAATCTAAACCTACATTTTGTAAGTCTTGAATTGGATCTAAATTTACTGTTGATACTTGAGCTATATTAGGATTTGACTCAGCATCTAAAGTAGATCCTGTATTATTTGTTTCAGGGGTAGTAGAAGCTAAAGATGGATCTTCTACATTTGACCAATTGTTAAAAGTTAAGTCTTGATATATTAACTCATTATTAAGATCATAAACATAATATTCTACAACATCCTGAGTAGGATTAAATAAACTTGTGATCTCAAAAGAATCAAATAAATTAGCATCCTCTGTACTTATATTTTGATAATTAAGAGTATTAGGATCTATTGGTCTAACTTTATTCATTATTTACTTAATTTTTGTTGAGCACTAGCTATACTTTGGCCTACACTAGTTAAATCTCCTTGTATTTGTTGGTTTTGTAAATCAGCATTTTCTTGTCTTAATTGATTAATTTCTTCAATTAAGGCTTCTACTGTTTCATTTGTTTGGGTTGAATTAATATATTGTCCGCTTGTTTTTACAAGGTACTCATGAGAGTTTGTTTCTCCAAATTTAGGTATATCATAGAATATATTATTATATTGGACAAAAAATTCATTTATATCAATAGATTGAGTTTGAGGAACTTCAGGAGTTACAGGTGTCAACTGAGTGAAGTCAGTACTAATGACATTATCAAAAGCACTTTTAGCATAAACTTGTCTTCTTAAATTGATTCTTTCCATTATCCATTAATTACTTTAAAATAATATCCTCCATCATAAACCATAGTATTTCCTCCTATTGTTGATTGAATTAATACTTGATAATATCTTTCTGGTTGGAGACCATTCATGTATAATGTAAAATAACTACCTGTGGTATCCGCGCTTAATTGAGTAAATTGAGTATCAAATTCTACAACATATTCATTAGTACTTAAGTCTTTTATAGCATAGTATGATGCTTCTGGTAAGTAATAATTTGTAGTGTACCATGAAGAAGTAGTCCAAACTCTAGGTGGATATTTTGGGGCAGCATTAACTCTAAAAATATTAACACTCTGACTATGGAAAGTACCTGGGTTTTCATTTAATGAAACTAAAGCAGGTAATGTGTCTAAAACTGCTATAGTTGAACTTGTACTCCATGTAAAATCTCTCCAACTAAATTGTAAAGCAGGAGGATATATAGTATTTGTATCAACTGAGAAATATTTTAATTCTGGTTGGTAATTTCTATCAAATACAAATTCAGGATTTTGTTTTACAATAAATCCATTAAAAACATCATTACTAATAGCCCCAGTATACCAAGCTCCTATTATATTAGTTACAGTAGCATTTAAGTCTTTATCTGTTGAATATGAAAATGTTTGAGAAGCAGATATTGGGTAAGCATCAGCATCCCATAAACTATTAGCAGAACCAGTATACCAAGTTCCACCACCAGCATATGGATTAGTGTCTCTATCTGTATTAGAACCTGTAAAAGAAGCTGTTACTCCTGTTGGAAAACCAGCAGTTGTCCAAGCTGTGCTACCAGAATAATTAACCCAATACCATGAAGCTCCATCTGTTGAAATAGGATCATCTAAATATTGACCTGTACCCATACTCCAATTTGTAGAAACATAATAAGCTTCTAATAATGTTCCTGTTGGATTAATATCAACACCTGTAGCTGTAGAAATAAAACATTGTAAATTAACTTCATAACTTGAAGTATCTTGTAATTGGGCTGAAGCAGATACTCCCATTTTGTTTTCCAATACATCCTCTATTTCAGTACTATCAAAAGTGACTAAAAATCTGCTTGATTGGGGACTAGGTTCATTTGTAGTAAAGGAAGTTTGGGTAGCTTCCATAATGGGATCTAACCCAGTATTCATATTAGGAAATAATGAATATAAGGTTGTATCTTTAGACGGGAAAATTTTATATACTGCCATTTTATAATGTTACTACTCTGCCTTTAATGTCTACTGTTGGGTATTTAACTTCAAAAATCATTGGATCAAGTGAAGGATAAACTACATTGTTATAAGTAGCTGAGGTTATATCATAAGCATAATTGCTATACCCTTCAGCTGTATTTGTTTTGTTTACAATATTGATAGCTTGTACTGTCTGCACACCATCAATTTGGTCTAAATTCGTAAATAACTGTTTTAAAACAATAGGCTGATTAATTTGCCAGTTGTCTATGTTAAAATAATTTCTTAGGTAGTTAATACAGTTAGTTAAAACTTGATCATTATTATAATTTGGTAAAACAATAATATCAAATTCAACACCAATATTAATAACAAAAGCATCTTTTACTTCAACTGAATCATTAATGATTCTAAATGGTTGTAAATAAGTAATTATGTTTTGTTTTAAAGCGGGTGAAGCTGTTTTTAAAGTTCCATCATTGTTAGAACTTAAAACATACATATCAAGAGTTGAAGTAACACCAACTTGAGAAATATTTGTTGCTTTTTCTTTTACTGTGTATATTTTTGAAACACTACCATATTGAGGAGGCAAACTTAAAGCCCTAATATTATAATCATCTGATGTTACTGCTCGTAATTGGGTTTGGAAATTACCTAAAGCATTCTGTCTAATTTCTTCTAAAGAATCTCCACTACTACCTCCTGAGGCAGCTATTGGATTGTTTACTTGTAAAGAATCAAAAGATGTTTGAGCTACTGTATTATTAGCTATATTTGAGTTAATAAATCTAACAGCAGAAGTATTAATTGTTGTTAAATCTCCTACAGGAGCATTACTAGCAACTCCACCACCTGTTAAATATCTAATAGTTAAAGTAGTATTTGTTGGAGCAACACCATAAGTATTTGTAAACACAAAGTTAGTAGGTGAGTAAGCTGTTGTTAATTTATCTTGTTCAAAAGGTAAACCTAAACCTACATTATTTGGGTTAGGAACAATTACCTCATTTGTATCATTAGGATTACCCGCTCCAAACAATATTCTGAAATTTTCAGCGTCTAAGAAACGAGTAGCAAATCTATTTTGAACTTGTTTAATTTTTAATAGATTAGGTACATCTGAATTTCCTGAATAATTTGGGTCATTTGGGTTGGTATTTTCTAATGTATCAAAAATAGCATCTTGGGCCAAGTTATCTACTTCATACCATTGATTACCATCTGAATCTGTAATATCTAATATTCCTATAATATTTGTATCATTTATATCAACATAATTAAAAGGAACAGGAGAAGTAAAAGTAGCTGTTGTTGTTTTTATAGTAGAAGAAATAGCTTGTCTTGATTTCTTTAATAAATAAGATGTTGGAGATCCTCCACTTGTTTGATATACTAATACTTCAGTTGAATCTAATGAACTACTAAAACTAAAATCTACTTTATCCTTAGTTATAAAGGTTAAGTTAGAATTGGTTTTTGAGGTGATAATAGTATTAGATGGTACTAAAAGAGAATAACTAAAATCAGGAACTGTCACATTATTACTTCCGCTTGTAGTAGCAGGAACAGTTTGATAAAAATCAAGATTAACAGTAGCTGCTGATGTGACTTTAGGTTTGTAACCTAACATATAAGCTAAATCAAATATATTATCTGTTTGACGAGCGTATTGTATATAAGTTTCTTGAATTTGGTTATCTAAGTAAAATGACATTACATCCCCAACATAAGCAGCCATTTCCATAAACATCATTCCAGGTGAGGCTGGGGTGAAGTCATTATATGTGTTTGGGAAATAAGTTTTAGCATAAGTGACTAATTGGTCTCTTAATGTACTAAAGTCTCTGTTTAAATATTTTACATCTCTTTTAATTGCCATTTTATAATGTTATTTCTAAAGTATCATTTATACCAAAATTAGCTACTTGATAAGTTATAGTTATTGTTAATTCATTAAAGTCCTCATTTGGGACATAGTTTATATCTTGAACCTGTACAAATGGAAAAATATTTTTTAACTCATCATTAAGTATAAAAGAAATATTTTCTCTTGTAACATCATTTAATCCTTGGAAAACTATACTTTTTAATTTACTTCCAAAAAAAGGATTAAATACTCTTTCACCAGGGGTAGTGGAAAAAAAGTTTATTAAGTTATTTTTTATAGCTTCTCTAGTTAAGTAATTAGATTTAAATACAGCAGGTCCATTGAAGGGAATATCAACTCCAACAGCTTTTTGAGCTTGAGAATCTACTGGGAATCTATTTCTAACTATAATTGCCATTATTTATTCATCATTGCCATTATCTGGTCTAACCCTACATTACCTTCTGGTAAAGCTCCATTAATAGTATCTACAGGTTTATTCATTTGTATATCTCCTGCGTATGCTGAAGTAGCTGGTTTTCCTTGTTGCATTTCACCTATAATGCCTGAAAACATATCTCTGCGTTCTTGGGCAGTTAGTTGTTTAGGATTTTCAATATGAGGTTGAGCATAAGTGTCTTTTGATTCAGTTACAACTGATTTTGGGGCACGAACTGCTTCTAAGAGAATATCTTTTAATTCTTCTTGGATAGCTTCTCTAACAGCTTCTTTAATTAATTTTTTGAATTCTGTCGGTTTCATTAGTTATAAATATTAGTTTTAATTATTTTTTTACGGGTTTGGATTTAAAGGTGTAGGAAGAGCAAATGATGATTGTGTGTTTATATCTACAGCTACAGCTGTTCCTTCTATTACTCCTTTATTTCCTTTAAAAGAATTAATATTATCAATAAGGGATCTAATAGTATTTAATTTTTGTTTTAATTCAGGTATTATTTTATTTGCTGATTCTCTTTCTTGCTCTGAATAACGGAATTCTTCAACTTGCTGACCATCACGATACGCATAAAAACTATAATTAACTTCATTAAGTACTTCATTAGCAAAAGTATTAAATTGGCCTGTGACAGTACCAATATTAAGTGTAGAAATGACAGCAGGATAATTAGGAGGTGAAATAGGTAATTCTTTATTTAATGCTAAGAATTTCTTATATTCATCATCAACTTTACTTTGATTAGCAGCTATTCTAGTATCTAAAACACTTAATCTAACTTGGTCATTCTCAAGACCTGAATCTGGAAGTAAGTCTTGATCAATTGCTGGTGGTTGAGGAGTTGCTTGATAATCTCCAATTAAACCAGATTCATCAATTATCTTTTTTAAATCATTAACTAAAGTTTGAGTGTTAGTAGTAAATGAAAGTTCAGTTTCTAATACAGGAATACCATTACCATTATATGCTACTGCTTTTCTTTGGTTTAATTGTTCATTAAACTTAACCTCAACTATTTTTATTAAAAATCCTTTATAGACATTATCCTGGTTAGCTGTTGATTGTTCTTGTTGTTTAGATAAAGAAATAACTTCAGCATTTAATTCAGGGAGAGTAGAACTAGGAGAACATTTTTTAATAATAGCTATTACTTTATCTAATATATCTTTTACTTGTTTTAAATAAAAAGATACTAAACTTGTAGCTATAGTCACACTACCTACATTTGATATAATTTCAGGTAATCTAGGAGTACCATCATTTTTAAAAATTATTTTTTTATTAACATAATCAATTTTATCAATAGCTGAAACTAAGAAACCTGGGGCTAAAGGAGAAGCATCTGCTGCTGTTGTTAATCCAGGAATTAAGGCATTAAGAATAGTTGATGTAGTAGAAACAACTGTTACTCCTGTTGATACATCTTGCATTAATTTATTTATATCTTGAGTAATTGTAGCTGTTGAATTTATACTTTCTATTAAATTAGTTAATGGGGTTATAATAGAATCTATTATTTCTTGACTAGGACATACATCTGGAAGATTTTCTGAAGCTGTATCTATAGCTAATTGTACAGCGTAAGCTTTAGCCGCTGGTAAGGCAGCTTGAGCTAATTGTAAACCATTATCAGTTATAAGTTTACCAAATTTAGCTAAACCTTTTGGTTTTTGATCATCTGGTTGTGATGCTCTAACTGTTTTAGATAATGCTTTAATATCAATAACTCCTTCAGGTTTAGGTAAAGTTTTAGCTTCTCTAAGTTTTTTAGCTTGTTCCATAGCAGCTTTAGCAGCTTTTTGAGCTATAGCTTCTTTTGCTTTTTGTTTAGCTATTTGAAGGGCGATATCTTTATTTATTGGTAAAGCCATTATATTGTAAAGCTTTTAGTTGATAATGTTTTATTAGTTAATTCATTTTTTAATGAAGTTAAGTTTCTTGAAACAGCTCCTGCATTAGCAGCTAAAGTAGCAAAATTAGTACCAGCTGGTTGGGAGATTAGAGTTTGTAAAGTATCAGATAACGTTTGAATATTATCTATTACCTCATTTAATATTCCTATAGTTGTATTTCCTTTTAATAAAGCTTCTGTAGCATCTTTTCCTCCTAAAAGAGTATTTGAAGAAATAATAAAATCTTTAGTATCTATATTTACACTTTCAACAGCATTTAAATTTACAGACTTATTAGATGAAAGTAATATATGATCATTATTTGAGTTTAAGACTACTCTACCTGAATTAAGAATTAATTGGTTACCTGAATATTCTTTAGGGTTTGTAGGAGGGTAATAATAACTTTCATAAGAACTAGCCGCTGGAGTTAATGGGATTTTTTGGGTTGATCCCATATAGATAGAAGCAGGATCTTTATTAATATCTTCTAATATAGGTTTCCAAGCTTCTTTACCATCATTATGTTGTCCATTTCTTATAATTAAGATAGGATCGCCTTGATTACCTAGCAAAGTCTTATCAGACCATTGGTTACCTAAATAAGGCAATCCATTACTTCCAGTTACTGTGGAACCAAATCTAAAGGATTGACCCCATCTACCTTCAAAAATTACATCACCTTCAAAAGGTTGTAAATTTTTAATATCAGCTTGTTCTTCAAATGTTTCTCCTAAATCAATATCATTAACTCCATCTGTTACTTTTATTTTAGAACCTGCTTCAATTTGTTGTATTGATTTTTGTTCTGAGGGTGTTTTAGTTGTTGTATCTAAAGGATTAGGTAAGGCATTATTATGAACACTATTCCAAAGATTTATAGGAAGAAAGTAATAAAATTCTTGATCATTTAAGTTAATAAAACTTGGGTCTTGTAAATTAACTGATGGTAATGTTATTACATAAGCTATTTCATTAACAAGAGGAACTTGTCTGAAATTAGGAAATAAAGGTTTAGCAAATATATAATAATCTAAATTTTTAGATTTAGTATTTGGAGTTGGGGCAGTAATTGAATCAAATAGAATTCCATTTAAAGCAAAGTCTTCGCCATACTTAGCATATATTTCAGGGTAGTCTTTTTTTGTTTGTTCTAGATTAAGAAAAGTATATTTTACTCTTACAGGGGTAATTGTAAAAGTACCATTACGTTCAAGTCTTTGACTTTCTTGTACAATGGTTCTAAATAAACTATTACTAGCAAACATTATTTTTTCCCTTTAAGATCATTCATTGCTGCTAATAGTTGTTCTTTTTCCTCATCTGAGATAGTTAATGAACCATCTGGTGCTTGAGTGTTCATAGCTCGTTGAGCTAAAGCAGCCATTTTAATTAATAAGTCATCATTTTTAACACTAATCTCCATATATTCTTTAATTAAAGGAACTACTAAAGTAGCATCACCAATATCGGAAATAAGAGGTTTTAGCTCATTTATAAGAGCAGAGACTTGTTTATCCTTTTTCTGTTGGTTAGTATAAATTTCTTCTAAAATATCAGAAAATTTTTTCTTACCAAAGACTACGTTATCAAATTGTGACATAAATATACAATTAGTTTCTTATAAATATGAAACTTAAAAATTTGTATATCCGTGTTCTAAATAAAATATATAACCTTTTTTAAAGATGTCATAAAGTTGATTAGCTATTTTAGTTATTTTAGGTGTTTTAGCATCAACTTGTTCACGGATATAAATGTAAAGTGCTTTTTTATTAAATACATCTAAATATTCTCTTTTACGAAATAATTCTAAAATAGCATCAGCTATTTGAGCATCATATTCTTTTGGGAATAATTCAAAAATATGTTCAGTAACATAATCTGTAAAATCATCTATAAAAAGAGATAGTCTTTCATCTGAAGAAGAATCATCTATAGTGTAAGAATATGTTTCATCTTCTTCTAAAAGTTCTACAGGAGCAGTATCAATACGTTTTTTATAGTTCTTTTGATTTGAAAGTATTAAATAACGTTTAGCAATGGTTCCAAAATAAGAGTATGCTTTTGTACCTTTAGATTGATCATATAAATGAATTTTACTAAGTAGAAATGTAATTACTTCATGTTGTAGATGTTCAATTTCATCTACTTCTGTATAATAAAACTTAAATGTATGAATTATATTTTCTGTTAATTTAAAAAAAGCATAATGAATTTTATCATTATACAAACGACTTCTTGTTTCTGGGTCAGAAGTGTTATTATATAATACTATTGAGTCTTCTGTTTCTTGGGTAAAGTACTGTACTCCTTTTTTCTTTTTTACCATCACTAGTTCCATTACTTAATATCTTTGATTATAAAAGTATTCAATATTGTTTGAATAGTTTTAATTTGTTCAAAAACAAAACCTACCTCATCATCAGATTTAAAGGAACCTTTATAGTCTACTTCTTTTAATTTTTCATCTGCCTGTTCAATTGTGTCTGAAATTTTATTTAAGTAAGACATATATCCTGCTAGAATATCTTCTTGTTTTTCATTCTTTTTAAGAAGGTTAAAGGTCGTGTATCCTAAAATCACGACCAATATTGAAAGAATAATAATTGCTAATATCATAAATTATCTAATAAATTTTTTAGCCCCTCATTTTTTAAACTTCCTAAAGCTTTAGCTTTATTTGCTGAAGTAACAGGTGCTGATTTTTTCGTCTCTAATGTAAATGGCTTCTTTGACACTTCCAAGTTACCTTTAAATTTAGGAAACCATTCACGTTCAAACTCAATACGAGCAGCCATTAAATCAGCCTGGTGTATAATATAAGGTAAACTAGTTCTTGGTTTTAACTCAGGCATATAAGTCATCAAATATTTCTCATTTGCCTTATCATATAAACCATCATGAGTCTGAATAGCTACCATTTCATTAAAAGTATATTGAACACCATGAGACTGAAGTAAGAATAAACCTCTATCAGGAACAGATGCAAAAGCTAATTTATCATTAAACTTATAATCTTCTCCTAGTTTTTCTTTTCTCCATTTATCATCCTGAGGGATATAAGATTCATGTTCTTCATCACCCATCTTACCTAAGTCATGATTCATAGCTGAGAAGACAAGTTCTTCAAGTGTATAAGTAGAATTATCACATCCAAATTCTTCCCATACTTCTTCTAACTTAATAGCTGCTTCTATAACTCTATTAACATGTTCTATATAACCACCTGGAAATGCATTATGGTATTCTTTTTTATGAGCAGCAGGCATCAACATTAAACGCTCAGCATACTTTTCATAAAGTTTTTTCAGATTATCTTTACGAGGTTCAGAGATATAAGTATCAATGAAACCCATTAATTTATTCCAATTATCTTGGATTTGTTCAGCCGTTAAGTTCATTTGGTCCTAATGGTTCTTGGTTAATAAAAACTTTAGCATCATCAATAGCCTCACGTAAAGTAACTAATACCTCCTTTACATCTTCTTGACTACCACCACGTTGGAGAAAGAAATACAGTTTCTCAATCTGCCCTTCTGCTTTTTCCAAACGTCTCATTATAATATTCCTATTTTTCATATATTCTATTTATCCCTTATTTACCCCCGTCTATCATCCATCTCATCCCTTGTCTCAAACCCCTCTATTTCCTCAGTCATTCCTAATGTCTCAAACCCTCCGATATCGAATATTAAGTAAAAAGATTTTGGGGGCCAAATTATCCTTGAAGCTTCTTTACTTCATCTAAAATTTTCTTTAAATGAGCGCATTTTTCATACTCTTCTTTGTTCTGAAAGTAAAGTATTGTTTCATCAATAGCTTTTTCAAGGTATTCATCTAATATAAGGTTAATGGACTCTTTATGTATTTCCAAGCTAGGATCAAATTTTGAAGCATAGTACCAAGCCCTTTCATAGGCAAGATCATCACCTACCAGGTCTAAGTCTCCTAATTCTAATTCTGGTTCTGACTTTTCTAGGAATGAAACTATTTTCCTTTTAAATAGCTTATGATTTTGGATCAATTTTTTAAACATACCTAACCAATAGGCAGGATGTTCTTTAAAGTCGACAAACACAATTTGTGTATCTTCTTTTATTTTATCTTCAGAACCGGAGTCAAATAAGTTAAATATCTTATTTATGTCCATATATCCATACATATAGGCGCCATAAAAAAGTTATATAGCGCCTATACTCAACTACCCTATACGGGTCGATAAATTGTACGAAAGTTTATTTTAGGAGGTTATAATACAGTTTAAAATGTTTTATACGATCTGCTAAACCGTGTGTTCCTCCATTAACTCTTTTGGTAACTGATGTAACAGTTCCATCATCTGATCCTCTATCACAGATGGACCAAAGGTTATTTGAGTCAAAGAAAAATGCAGCTGACATTAAAGGATATTTAGTAGCTACTAAGTCAGGGTTATCTAAAACACTTTCAGTAACCATTTTATCAAACTTAGTATAATTTCCTTTTCCTGTTAATTGGATATATCCTCTTCCTCTAAATTTCCATCCCTCACCTGAGGCAGTATCACCATTAGCCATTCTATTGGCATAAACAATATTTGCAATCTTTTCAGGGTTACGAGCGTACTGAGTAGCATCTCTACCAGCATTTTTAAAATACTTAGGGAAAATCCTATTTAAACCATCAGCTGAATAATTTAAATTTTCAGAAACAGCTTTCCAATTACCCGATTCATGAGCACACTGTGATAAGAAATGAGCTAATCTTAATGGATTTGTAATATTGAATTTAGCAGCTGTATCTGGGATTTGAGCTATTACATTATCAGGAACATGCCCTTTTAAAGCATCTAATTTAAATTCTGAAGGTGGAATAATAATAGGAGCAGGTGCTGGTTCATCACCAAACATTTTACCCCATGTACCCTTACCTACTAATCCATCAGCTACTAAACCATTCTTAGCTTGCCATTCTTTAACTAATCTTTCTGTACCTGAACCGAAGATACCATCAGCAGGAGTTCCTAATTTTTCCTGAAGTTTTTTTACGTCTTCGCCTCTTGAGCCAACCTTTAATAACATAATTTTTTAATCTAATTCTTCTTCTGTTTTATTTTCTTTCTTTTTAGTGAAAATTTTATCCACTGATGCTAATCCTAAACATCCAAATGCTAACATAGCTACTGACTCAACTAAAATAGGAGAAGGAGCAAAATGCTCTTCTGTAAATGAGTTCGCATACATTGTTATACATAAAGTTAACGCACAAACGATTCCTACAAATCGTTTTGATGAAGGAGTACCTTTTTCATCTTTTAATAATCCTGCTAACCAATCCGTAATTTTTTTCATATTATTTTTTGATTAAAGATTTTAAATAAGCTTTTAAGATATCCCAGTTACGAGTAGCAAATACTCCAAATGAGAAACCAGCCCAAATCTTATAACCAAAAGCCCATAAAAATAATCCAGCTATTAAGCCAGCGACTCCTTCAACACCATTAGCAACAATCCAATCTTTAGCTATAGTGTACATTTTTTTAATAAAGTTAATTACATTTTTCATATTTTTTATTTATTATTTGTTGTATCTTTTTTATTATTTAAGAATGGATTAACTCCACTATTAATTTCATAAAAGTTTTTCATGTATATTAATTCTTCAACTATACTATCATTTCCTTCCGCTTTAGCCTTTTCTAATTTATAGTCGTTCATTTTTGATTTAGTCTTACTTTCAATGACTTTATCTAAACCGTATAAAGCAAGAGACTTAGCCATTTCTGGGTTTTCTTTAAGTTGTTGGTTAATTTCTTGGGTTGCTTCTTCCATCATCTTCATCTCCATTTCCATATCACCAACTTTTTCTTCTGTTTCAATAATAGTCTCTTCTAAAGCTTCTACATTTTCAACAATTTCTTTTTCTACAGCTTCTTGTTTTTTAGCCGCGGCTTTAACTACTGAAGAAGTTTGTTTCATAGTTTTTTCAGACTTAGCTATAAGAGCATCTAATTCATCAAATTGTTTAGGTACAGCAGCAAATACTTTATCAGTGGTCATATCAATAGCAAAAAAAGCTACAAGGACCATTACAGTAAAATCAAATAATTTTTCTTTCATCTTACTTAGGGATTTTGCCTAGGGCGGTTAATACTTCTAATTTAGTGTTAGCCGAAGCTAAAGCACTATCAGCCTTTCTCATATAAACAAGACATTTGTCTACTTTTTCTTCAAGAACTTTAATTTTTTCTTGGTGTGTATCTATTTGAGACTGATAATTAGTTTTATTATCATACCATAAATAAGCCACTACCACTAACATACAAAACGTGACCGCCTTAACTGGGTCTTTAGCAAATTGTTCAAATGTTACAGGTAATTTCATGTTTATAAATATGTAAAAAAAAGGGGGGACTTGTTTAAAAATAACAAATCCCCCTGGCCGTAGCTACAACATCTGACTGCGGTGGACCTTATAGGGCTTGAACCTATGACCTTCGCATTATGAGTGCGCTGCTCTGACCAACTGAGCTAAAGGTCCATAAAGGAGTTCAATAACGGGTTTAACTTAATTTAATTAAAAGTAATCCTTTCCAAGAGATTTTCTTAAAAATTCTACTTTACGATTTGTTTCACTTATTTCTCTAATCAAAACATCATTTAGTTTATCAACACGAGAATCAATTTTACCATTAATTTTATCTGTCTCGCTATAAAAACGATCTTCAATACTAATTAAATCAGTATGGATATCTTTAACATTATCACTGATAATATGTTTAAATTCATTTAATTCGTTAACTTGTTTATTTGACTTTAGAGCCATATTAACTATTACAATATTAATAACTAATACCACTCCCAAACCAAAAGCTAAAATAATTTCCATAATTTTTTCCTTTCTTTTATTATGTCAAAGAACTCCTTTGTATTCCCGATTGGATTCGAACCAATGACCTACTGCTTAGAAGGCAGTTGCTCTATCCAGCTGAGCTACGAGAACATGATCTGAATATAATTTACTTTTTTATGAAAGCCAAATATGTATAAGAAAATAATACTATGTCTCAATTAGCTATAACATACGCCCCTAATTTAGATGGAGCAGCTCCAGCAAATACAACCCAAACAGGTAGTTTTTATATTGGAAGACAAATTGCAGGTAGAGTTTGGAATTTTACTGTTTCTCAAACAACTACTGATACTTTGTTTTATGCTGGTCCACCATCAGCTTCTTATTTTACTTTAGCTTTACCTAATGCAAAAGACTCAGGTGGAGCAGGAAATCCTCCAACAGACCAACCTCAATTTATGGCTACCACATTAGGAGGAGTACCTTCAAAAGGAGACGCTGCTTTTATAGCTGCTTGTGATTATGCTTTAAAAAATTATGATGTTGATGGTAATCCTATTGATAGAGCAGGAGCAGGACCACCAGCAAACGGAGTGGGATGTACAACAGTATCAGAATGTAAATTAAGATTTGATCAATCAAATTGGTTCCAAGATTATAGTACTGTTATACCTTAAATAATATTAATATAGAAAGAAGAAACCCGAGCTCACACTCGGGTTTTTTTATGCTTAGGCGGGTCGCTTTGCATGGGAACCTAAACATTCTTCTTCTGTCTTCAGTTGGCGGCGGAGAGAGAGGGATTCGAACCCCCGGACCTTTGACAGTCAACGGTTTTCAAGACCGCCGCATTCGACCGCTCTGCCATCTCTCCTAATGAGCCACAAGACGGACTCGAACCGCCGACCATCTGATTACAAATCAGAAGCTCTACCAACTGAGCTATTGTGGCTTATTTTGTCGGGATACGAGGATTCGAACCTCGGACCCTCTGGTCCCAAACCAGATGCGCTACCGGACTGCGCTACATCCCGAACATTGGTAATTCAATAAATTAAAGAACGAACTACGTGAGTCTCCTAGTACTGCTGGCCGGGATCGAACCGGCACGACCTTTTCGGGTCACGGGATTTTAAGTCCCGCGTGTCTACCTATTCCACCACAACAGCATATCTTTAAAGATTTACATCCCACTCATCTGCTCCTACTTGTAGACATTCTAGGAGCGATGCTTGTGGGAAGTCTTCTTTATGTTTGAACGCTGAATAAACTACTTCAAGTTGCAAATTATAATAATCGGCTCGCGCTAGTATTTTATCGCATTGACTGTTAAACATTGCTTCTTGTAGTGCCATATCATCCATTTCATTCATATCGTTAATATAATGATAAGGCTCTTAAGAGACAAACTCAAGAGCCAAATCGTACAACTTCTCGTTCAATTCTAGATCCTTATTGAAGTTCTTGATTTTACGAGCTTTACGAGTTTTAACACCCGCTTTATAATTAAATTCTCCATGAACCAATTTTTCTTGGATCACATTATAAATTGACCACAAATCAGATCCTTGATCTTCTTTACGTTTTGCGGTAAGCAAATCATTCAAATCAACATCAATACGAGTCATTTCTGTTTCGTCAAAACGACACTCAAGAGCCTTTTTAGCAAACTCAAGCGCTTGTTCTTGGTTCAATTCAACCTCACGAAACTTATTAAGTGACTCAACAGTCAAAGGCAATTTTTCAACCATTGACTTGATAGTGTTTTGCAACTCTTCAAAATTATAACCCATGTGACGGATTTTCATTTTCTCAAATTCAGTTGAAGCAATAACCAAACCATTTTCACAAACCATACGGAACAAACCAGCTGTAAAAGTAAAGGCATTTTTACCATCATGTGAATTTGTTAACAAAATTTGTGGAAACACATTATCACCATCTTCAGCGGTAATCTGAATATCATTGTTACGGAACACAATAAGGTGTTTTTGGAAACCTTGATTTTTACGAGCTTTAACTTGTTTAGCATCAACTACTCCCCAACCCAAAGCAGCCATATCATCAATGATCTTTTCAGTTGGAATGTGTGAATACTTGTCACTAGTTTCAGGAGCACCTTTAGTAGTGAAAATTGAATTTGCACGATTGCGAATTTCGGATTTGTTTAGGAACTGATTACTTTTAATGTCTAACATAACTCTTATTTTTTCTTATTATGATATAAATATAACATCGGGTTCCTGGCAAGCCAAACCCTAATCAATCCTCTCCCAAAAGAGGTTTTTAAAGATTTTCTAGGTATAAAATAAAGTCGTCTATAACCGCTCTATCACGTTTATTAACGTTGCCTGAAATTTCTAGCAATGTCGTCATTCCATCTTTGTTAGACTCTAATAGAAGGTTTTTAACGGGTTTAAGCACATTTTCATTTAATGTATGTGTCTCACTATCTTCATAGTCATAAGAGTCACTTAAATACAAATCAATATACTCGTTTAATTTATCTTTTGACAATTTCATAAATCATGTTTTTAATATGTTTAACAAATTCTTGTAACTTTTTAACTTGTGTATTCAACCAAGACAATCTTTCTCCCATTCTTTTTCCTTCCATTGGTTTTTCAACATTATCAGCTGGAATAAATTTTTCTAATGGTTTCATATACTCTGAGCCTGTCAAGAAAACAAACTTATCTTTTTCTGGAGATAATCCTGCTTTGCTCATTTGTCCTTTTACCATATCTCCCCATTGGTTTTTTTCATCTGATTTCATTGTTTTGAGAGTTAAATCATATGGTTCAATCTGCTTATCCATAGGTAACAACCCATACTTAGCAGATAAGATAAACATTTTATCAGGTTTAAGTCCCTCACCATATGCTTTTGTTTTTTGAAACATTGGTGAAGGTGAGTACATATCCTTAGCTGGACATGGTTTGTCCATTTTAGATTTGGTACAACTTAAAAGTACAATCTTTGACATATGTTATAAATATGTTATCTTTTAATTTGAATTTTAGAACCTGGAAGTTCTTCATTTATTTTGCTTTCTGAACAATGAACCCACAAAATTGGTTTTATAGGTTGAGTCTCAGGTGAGACACATTCTCCATCAGTCAAATATATTAGGTTGGCATAAGACGTTTTATGCTGGTTTAAATACCGCATAACCGGTTCGAAGTCAGTGCCACCTCTACCTTGTACTTCAATATTTTCTTTAATTCCTTTATACTCATAAACCCTATGAATTTTAGTATCACACTCTATAATATCAACATAAGTTCCTGATTTATAAATGTGTTGGATTTCATTAAAAAATTCTTTCAAGTCTTCATTAGAAACAGAACCTGAAGTGTCAATAGCTACTAATGTTCTTTTCTTAGGCTTTATTTTAAGGGCAGGACCACTATTGAAACGTCTATTTGGCTTCCTACGAGTCTTTTTAGTATAGACCATAGTAGACATGCTATTAAAGCGTCTTAGGTATGATTTCCAATCAATAACAGGTTCAACAACCTCAAACAAACTATCAATATAGTCTTTCATTTCACCTGGAATCAAACCTCTACCTCTACCTTTTTTCTCTAAATTCTCTGCAATCTCTTTTAACTGGTGATCAATTTGTTTAGCAATTAATTTCTTTTCTGCCTCACTCATCCCCTCACTTCCTTCAACATCAATAACAAAACTACCTCCTTCTTTAGCCATTTTAGCAATATCACCTTCTGGATTGTTTTCAATTTCTCCAATCAACTTTCCATAATAATATCCTGTACCTTTTCTTGGTTCAAGATTAAGAGGAGCAAAATTAGGACCATCAATTTCCAAACCATCCCAAGCTTCACCTTTCATATCAGAGTTAATATACTGATTGATTTCTAAATCAGCAGCCATATTATAGACACGTTTATTATCAAAACGATCCCAATTATTTAAATGAAAGAAAGCAACATGGAGAAGTTCATGTTTAAGAATTCCTAACTTAGTTTTATCATCTAATGTACTCCAAAATTCAGGATTAACTTTTAGTTTAACATTAATATTGTCTGGAGTAACACAAGCAGTTGGAATATTTTTATCTAATTCCTTATTTAGACTAATTAGGAATAAACCATAAAATGGTTCTTTAAGCATTAACTGCTTAGAATATTTAGTTATTTCTTCGTAAATGTTAAACATTATTTTTTTCTTTTATATAAGCTAAGATTAAAATTATCAATTTGAAGAACAAATTTGTCACCTGCCCTGTTCAAATATTTGTTAATATTATTTTGAACAAAACCACCTATAATTTCTTTAGCTTTATTATCATTAGCATAGTAATTCCATAACCCTGCTGAAAAGGCTCTAAAGTCATCTTTCCAATGAATTCCTTTACTACTAAAATATTTGTTCAAAATTTTATATGCTTGACTTTGAGTTCCTGTACCCCAACCAAATTTATCTCTATATTCATTTAAAAGAAGAGCAACTGATAAACCATCTTTTTCAAGATTAATATTAGTCAACATTTCTAAAGCTAATTGGGTATCTGATGTTTCATTACTTTTTAACATATTATGAAATGTTTCTAAATACTCTGCATCCAACTCAATGCCCTCTGAGTTTAGAGTTTCTAACATATAATCATCCCAAACAATACTTTTAGTATCTTTATCCTCTAAATAAACATCAATAACACTACAAATGTCTAAAATCTTTTGAGTTCTATAATTATGCATTTCATAACATTCTTTAAACTCTGTACAGTTGATTATTTTCTTTAAATCAGAGGGAAGATCATAATACTTATCTTTTTCAATAGCCCATATTTTTCCTATTTTGTTTTTAATTTCATCTTCAAAATTTGAATACATAGATTTATTTGACTTGAGATAACTTATAATAACATCACAAATCTCTTTAGTAAAATTAACAAAAGCAAATTCTCCCTTACTTGCTCTTTTATAATAATTTAAAACTTCCTCAATTTCTTTTTTATCAAAAATAATAGTATTTGCTGTTTGTACACGAGATGTTTTTTTCAAATTATTCTCTTCAATATATGATTTTAGTTTATGTCTAGGTACATTAGAACCTTTACCAGCATATATTATTTCTCCATTTATATCACTACCAGGTAGTTCAAGAAGTTCTTTTACATCTTGCACTCTGTTCTCTAAAATATTAACTTCTTTAAACTCTAAACCTTGATTATACCACCATGAAAAACTAAACTGGTGGTATTGTTGGTAAGAATTATATTGGTAGCTTAATTTAAAAAATTTACTCATGTTTTATTTCATTATAAATTTAACTAATTCTTTATCCATAATCATAGTTTTGAATTTAGTAATATTATTATTATAAATTGACCTAACCATGTTATAACAAATGTCTGTTGTAAAAATTTCTTCTTTAACTATTTTAGAAATCCTGTCAATAGTTGATTTTTCAACTTTATTTTTATTAGCATAAACATCCAAATAGTTAACAATTCGAGTAGCTAAAGTTGAAGCAATATCTGCTCTGTATTTATCATCTTTACCAACAATTGATTTCAAAGTAGTCATAACATATTTTTCATCCTGTTCAAAAATATTTTCAGGTGAAATAATCTTATCCAACTTATTATTGATAAACATAGTAAACAAACTACTAAACTCAGGCCCAACTGAACCCTCACCAATCATTTGAATCAAAGGCAAACTATCTTCAAAAGACTTAATAGAACTAATACTATTAAAAAACATTGAAACACTTCTACTATTAACATCAGTAGTGACCAATTCTGGATTCATCAACAAAAAGTTAATACAACGACCATCAATGTCATTTTCCTCAGCCCATTTAGCCCAACAATCTTTATCAAACTTAAGTTGAACACTAATGAATCGAGTTTTTTGAGCATTATCAATACTGTTTACCAAATAATCCCCATTATCAGGATTAGCAGTAAGAATAATATGCCAATTTTTAGGTAATGTCCAACTAATATATTGTTGGCGGTCAATCAACTCCATAACAGCTTGAATAAACCTAACATCTGCTCTA